TGAAAGACCCCCTACCCCAAAATTTAGCCAGCTACTGCAGTGGTGCCATTTCACAAGGCATGGAAAATTACTCAAGTATGTTCCCATGAGATACAAGGAAGTTAGAGGCTAAAACAGGATATCTGTGGTTAAGCACCTGGGCCCCGGCTTGAGGCCAAGAACAGTTAAACCCCGGATATAGCTGAAACAGCAGAAGTTTCAAGGCCGCTACCAGCAGTCTCCAGGCTCCCCAGTTGACCAGGGTTCGACCTTCCGCCTCATTTAAACTAACCAATCCCCACGCCTCTCGCTTCTGTGCGCGCGCTTTCTGCTATAAAACGAGCCATCAGCCCCCAACGGGCGCGCAAGTCTTTGCTGAGACTTGACCGCCCCGGGTACCCGTGTACGAATAAACCTCTTGCTGATTGCATCTGACTCGTGGTCTCGGTGTTCTGTGGGCGCGGGGTCTCATCGCCGAGGAAGACCTAGTTCAGGGGTCTTTCATTTGGGGGCTCGTCCGGGATCGAGACCCCCGACCCCCGGGACCACCGACCCACCATCAGGAGGTAAGCTGGCCGGCGACCATACCTGTTGTCCTTGTATAAGTGTCTCTGTCAATTGATCTGATTTTGGCGGTGGGATCGAAGGAGCTGACGAGCTCGTACTTCGCCCCCGCAACCCTGGAAGACGTTCCACGGGTGTCTGATGTCTGGAGCCTCTAGTGGGACAGCCATTGGGGCTCATCTGTTTGGGGTCTCACCTGAATACAGGGTGTTGATCGGAGACGAGGGAGCCGGACCCTCAAAGTCTCTTTCTGAGGTTTCATTTTCGGTTTGGTACCGAAGCCGCGCGGCACGTCTTGTCATTTTTTGTCTGGTTGCGTCTTTTCTTGTCCCTTGTCTAACCTTTTTAATTGCAGAAACCGTCATGGGCCAAACTATAACTACCCCCTTAAGCCTCACCCTTGATCACTGGTCTGAAGTCCGGGCACGAGCCCATAACCAAGGTGTCGAGGTCCGGAAAAAGAAATGGATTACCTTATGTGAGGCCGAATGGGTGATGATGAATGTGGGCTGGCCCCGAGAGGGAACTTTTTCTCTTGATAACATTTCCCAGGTTGAGAAAAAGATCTTCGCCCCGGGACCGTATGGACACCCCGACCAGGTTCCTTACATTACCACATGGAGATCCTTAGCCACAGACCCCCCTTCGTGGGTTCGGCCGTTCCTACCCCCTCCCAAACCTCCCACGCCCCTCCCTCAACCTCTCTCGCCGCAGCCCTCCGCCCCTCTTACCTCTTCCCTCTACCCCGTCCTCCCCAAGTCAGACCCTCCCAAACCGCCTGTGTTACCGCCTGATCCTTCTTCCCCTTTAATAGATCTCTTAACAGAAGAGCCACCTCCCTATCCGGGAGGTCACGGGCCACCGCCGTCAGGTCCTAGGACCCCAACCGCTTCCCCGATTGCAAGCCGGCTAAGGGAACGACGAGAAAACCCTGCTGAAGAATCTCAAGCCCTCCCCTTGAGGGAGGGCCCCAACAACCGACCCCAGTATTGGCCATTCTCAGCCTCAGACCTGTATAACTGGAAGTCGCATAACCCCCCTTTCTCCCAAGACCCAGTGGCCCTAACTAACCTAATTGAGTCCATTTTAGTGACGCATCAACCAACCTGGGACGACTGCCAGCAGCTCTTGCAGGCACTCCTGACAGGCGAAGAAAGGCAAAGGGTCCTTCTTGAGGCCCGAAAGCAGGTTCCAGGCGAGGACGGACGGCCAACCCAACTACCCAATGTCATTGATGAGACTTTCCCCTTGACCCGTCCCAACTGGGATTTTGCTACGCCGGCAGGTAGGGAGCACCTACGCCTTTATCGCCAGTTGCTATTAGCGGGTCTCCGCGGGGCTGCAAGACGCCCCACTAATTTGGCACAGGTAAAGCAGGTTGTACAAGGGAAAGAGGAAACGCCAGCAGCATTTTTAGAAAGATTAAAAGAGGCTTACAGAATGTACACTCCCTATGACCCTGAGGACCCAGGGCAAGCAGCTAGTGTTATACTATCCTTTATATACCAGTCTAGCCCAGATATAAGAAATAAGTTACAAAGGCTAGAAGGTCTACAAGGGTTCACCCTATCTGATCTGCTAAAAGAGGCAGAAAAGATATACAACAAAAGGGAGACCCCAGAGGAAAGGGAAGAAAGATTATGGCAGCGGCAAGAAGAAAGAGATAAAAAGCGCCACAAGGAGATGACTAAAGTTCTGGCCACAGTAGTTGCTCAGAATAGAGATAAAGATAGAGAAGAAAGTAAACTGGGGGATCAAAGGAAAATACCTCTGGGAAAGGACCAGTGTGCCTATTGCAAGGAAAAGGGGCATTGGGTTCGCGATTGCCCCAAACGACCCCGGAAGAAACCCGCCAACTCCACTCTCCTCAACTTAGGAGATTAGGAGAGTCAGGGCCAGGACCCCCCCCCTGAGCCCAGGATAACCTTAAAAATAGGGGGGCAACCGGTGACTTTCCTGGTGGACACGGGAGCCCAGCACTCAGTACTAACTCGACCAGATGGACCTCTCAGTGACCGCACAGCCCTGGTGCAAGGAGCCACGGGAAGCAAAAACTACCGGTGGACCACCGACAGGAGGGTACAACTGGCAACCGGTAAGGTGACTCATTCTTTTTTATATGTACCTGAATGTCCCTACCCGTTATTAGGGAGAGACCTATTAACTAAACTTAAGGCCCAAATCCATTTTACCGGAGAAGGGGCTAATGTTGTTGGGCCCAAGGGTTTACCCCTACAAGTCCTTACTTTACAATTAGAAGAGGAGTATCGGCTATTTGAGCCCGAAAGTACACAAAAACAGGAGATGGACATTTGGCTTAAAAACTTTCCCCAGGCGTGGGCAGAAACAGGAGGTATGGGAACGGCTCATTGTCAAGCCCCCGTTCTCATTCAACTTAAGGCTACTGCCACTCCAATCTCCATCCGACAGTATCCTATGCCCCATGAAGCATACCAGGGAATTAAGCCTCATATAAGAAGAATGCTAGATCAAGGCATCCTCAAGCCCTGCCAGTCCCCATGGAATACACCCTTATTACCTGTTAAGAAGCCAGGGACCGAGGATTACAGACCAGTGCAGGACTTAAGAGAAGTAAACAAAAGAGTGGAAGACATCCATCCTACTGTGCCAAATCCATATAACCTCCTTAGCACCCTCCCGCCGTCTCACCCTTGGTACACTGTCCTAGATTTAAAAGACGCTTTTTTCTGCCTGCGACTACACTCTGAGAGTCAATTACTTTTTGCATTTGAATGGAGAGATCCAGAAATAGGACTGTCAGGGCAGCTAACCTGGACACGCCTTCCTCAAGGGTTCAAGAATAGCCCCACCCTATTTGATGAGGCCCTGCACTCAGACCTGGCCGATTTCAGGGTAAGGTACCCGGCTCTAGTCCTCCTACAATATGTAGATGACCTCTTGCTGGCTGCGGCAACCAGGACTGAATGCCTGGAAGGGACTAAGGCACTCCTTGAGACTTTGGGCAATAAGGGGTACCGAGCCTCTGCAAAGAAGGCCCAAATTTGCCTGCAAGAAGTCACATACCTGGGGTACTCTTTAAAAGATGGCCAAAGGTGGCTTACCAAAGCTCGCAAGGAAGCCATCCTATCCATCCCTGTGCCTAAAAACTCACGACAAGTAAGAGAGTTCCTTGGAACTGCAGGTTACTGCCGGCTGTGGATTCCCGGTTTTGCCGAGCTCGCAGCCCCGCTATACCCTCTCACTCGACCAGGAACTCTGTTCCAGTGGGGAACAGAGCAACAATTGGCCTTCGAGGACATTAAAAAAGCCCTCTTGAGTTCCCCTGCCCTGGGGTTGCCAGATATCACCAAACCCTTTGAATTATTTATTGATGAGAACTCAGGATTTGCAAAGGGGGTGTTAGTCCAAAAACTGGGACCCTGGAAAAGACCAGTTGCCTACCTATCAAAAAAGCTGGATACAGTGGCATCTGGATGGCCCCCTTGTTTACGCATGGTTGCAGCCATCGCCATCCTAGTCAAGGATGCAGGGAAGCTAACCCTAGGACAGCCGCTAACTATCCTGACCTCCCACCCAGTTGAGGCACTTGTCCGACAGCCTCCAAATAAATGGCTCTCTAATGCTAGAATGACTCATTACCAAGCTATGCTCCTCGATGCAGAGCGAGTCCATTTCGGGCCGACAGTCTCCCTTAACCCTGCTACCTTGCTCCCCCTCCCCAGCGGGGGAAACCACCACGACTGTCTCCAGATTTTAGCCGAGACCCATGGCACCAGACCCGACTTAACTGACCAGCCGTTGCCGGATGCAGACCTGACCTGGTACACAGATGGTAGCAGCTTCATCCGTAATGGCGAGAGAGAGGCCGGAGCCGCAGTAACAACCGAATCTGAGGTAATCTGGGCTGCTCCCCTCCCACCCGGAACGTCAGCCCAGCGAGCCGAACTGATTGCCCTGACCCAGGCACTAAAGATGGCAGAAGGTAAGAAGCTAACTGTCTATACGGACAGCCGATATGCCTTTGCTACAACTCATGTACACGGGGAAATCTACAGGCGGCGGGGCCTACTAACTTCAGAAGGAAAAGAAATTAAAAATAAAAATGAAATCCTCGCCCTACTAGAGGCGTTATTCTTACCCAAAAGACTGAGCATCATCCATTGCCCGGGACACCAAAAAGGTGATAGTCCCCAGGCAAAAGGAAACAGATTAGCTGATGATACAGCAAAGAAAGCCGCCACAGAGACTCATTCATCACTAACCGTCTTACCCACTGAACTTATAGAGGGTCCCAAAAGGCCTCCATGGGAATATGATGACAGTGATTTAGACCTTGTGCAAAAACTCGAAGCTCATTATGAGCCAAAGAGAGGTACCTGGGAGTACCGAGGAAAAACTATCATGCCTGAAAAATACGCAAAAGAGTTGATTAGCCATCTGCATAAGTTAACACACCTCAGTGCTAGGAAAATGAAAACTTTACTAGAAAGAGAAGAAACTGGGTTTTACCTCCCTAACAGAGACTTACACCTCCGGCAAGTAACAGAGAGCTGCCGGGCATGTGCTCAAATCAACGCCGGAAAGATAAAGTTTGGACCTGATGTAAGGGCCCGAGGCCGCCGGCCCGGAACACATTGGGAAGTAGACTTCACTGAAATCAAGCCAGGAATGTATGGATATAAATACCTCTTGGTGTTCATAGATACCTTCTCTGGCTGGGCCGAAGCTTACCCCGCCAAACATGAAACAGCAAAAGTTGTTGCCAAGAAACTCTTAGAAGAAATTTTTCCCCGCTACGGGATCCCTCAGGTATTGGGTTCAGATAATGGACCCGCCTTTATCTCCCAGGTAAGTCAGTCTGTGGCCACCCTACTGGGGATTAATTGGAAGTTACATTGTGCATACCGACCCCAAAGTTCAGGTCAGGTAGAAAGAATGAATAGATCAATTAAGGAGACTTTAACTAAATTAACGCTAGAAACTGGCTCTAAGGATTGGGTGCTCCTCCTGCCCCTGGTTTTATACCGGGTACGTAACACGCCAGGCCCCCACGGGTTAACTCCTTTTGAAATCCTGTACGGGGCACCCCCACCTATGGCTCACTTCTTTGATACTGATATCTCTAGCTTCGCTACCTCCCCCACTATGCAGGCACATTTACGCGCCCTGCAGCTGGTCCAAGAAGAGATCCAGAGACCTCTAGCGGCGGCCTACCGAGAAAAACTTGAAACCCCGGTTGTGCCTCACCCCTTCAAACCAGGAGACTCCGTCTGGGTTCGGAGACATCAAACCAAGAACCTCGAGCCACGGTGGAAAGGACCACATATCGTCCTCCTGACCACCCCCACAGCCTTAAAGGTAGACGGAGTTGCTGCCTGGATTCACGCCTCTCACGTGAAAGCTGCAGGACCAACCACCAATCAAGACCTCTCGGACAGCCCCAGCTCAGACGATCCATCAAGATGGAAAGTCCAACGCACCCAAAACCCTCTAAAGATAAGACTCTCTCGTGGAACTTAGCGTTTCTGGTGGGGATCTTATTCACAATAGACATAGGAATGGCCAATCCTAGTCCACACCAAATATATAATGTAACTTGGGTAATAACCAATATGCAAACTAACACCCAAGCTAATGCCACCTCTATGTTAGGAACCTTAACCGATGCCTACCCTACCCTACATGTTGACCTATGTGACCTAGTGGGAGACACCTGGGAACCTATAGTCCTAGATCCAACCAATGTAAAACACGGGGCACGTTACTCCTCCTCAAAGTATGGATGTAAAACTACAGATAGAAAAAAACAGCAACAAACATACCCCTTTTACGTCTGCCCCGGACATGCCCCCTCGCTGGGGCCAAAGGGAACACATTGTGGAGGGGCACAAGATGGGTTTTGTGCCGCATGGGGATGTGAGACCACCGGAGAAGCTTGGTGGAAGCCCTCCTCCTCATGGGACTATATCACAGTAAAAAGAGGGAGTAGTCAGGACAATAGCTGTGAGGGAAAATGCAACCCCCTGATTTTGCAGTTCACCCAGAAGGGAAGACAAGCCTCTTGGGACGGACCTAAGATATGGGGATTGCGACTATACCGTACAGGATATGACCCTATCGCCTTATTCACGGTGTCCCGGCAGGTGTCAGCCATTACGCCGCCTCAGGCAATGGGACCAAACCTAGTCTTACCTGATCAAAAACCCCCATCCAGACAATCCCAAACAGGGTCCAAAGTGGCGACCCAGAGGCTCCAAACGACTGAAAGCGCCCCAAGGTCTGTTGCCCCCACCACCGTGGGTCCCAAACGGATTGGGACCGGAGATAGGTTAATAAATTTAGTACAAGGGACATACCTAGCCTTAAATGCCACCGACCCCAACAAAACTAAAGACTGTTGGCTCTGCCTGGTTTCTCGACCACCCTATTACGAAGGGATTGCAATCTTAGGTAACTACAGCAACCAAACAAACCCCCCCCCATCCTGCCTATCTACTCCGCAACACAAACTGACCATATCTGAAGTATCAGGGCAAGGACTGTGCATAGGGACTGTTCCTAAGACCCACCAGGCTTTGTGCAATGAGACACAACAGGGACATACAGGGGCGCACTATCTAGCCGCCCCCAATGGCGCCTATTGGGCCTGTAACACTGGACTCACCCCATGCATTTCCATGGCGGTGCTCAATTGGACCTCTGATTTTTGTGTCTTAATCGAATTATGGCCCAGAGTGACTTACCATCAACCCGAATATGTGTACACACATTTTGCCAAAGCTGTCAGGTTCCGAAGAGAACCAATATCACTAACTGTTGCCCTCATGTTGGGAGGACTCACTGTAGGGGGCATAGCCGCGGGGGTCGGAACAGGGACTAAAGCCCTCCTTGAAACAGCCCAGTTCAGACAACTACAAATGGCCATGCACACAGACATCCAGGCCCTAGAAGAGTCAATTAGTGCCTTAGAAAAGTCCCTGACCTCCCTTTCTGAAGTAGTCTTACAAAACAGACGGGGCCTAGATATTCTATTCTTACAAGAGGGAGGGCTCTGTGCCGCATTAAAAGAAGAATGTTGCTTCTATGCGGATCACACCGGACTCGTCCGAGACAATATGGCTAAATTGAGAGAAAGACTAAAACAGCGGCAACAACTGTTTGACTCCCAACAGGGATGGTTTGAAGGATGGTTCAACAAGTCCCCCTGGTTCACAACCTTAATTTCCTCCATTATGGGCCCCTTACTAATCCTACTCCTAATTCTCCTCTTCGGCCCATGCATCCTTAACAGATTAGTACAATTCGTAAAAGACAGAATATCTGTGGTACAAGCCTTAATTTTAACCCAACAGTACCAACAGATAAAGCAATACGATCCGGACCGACCATGATTTCCAATTAAATGTATGATTCCATTTAGTCCCCAGAAAAAGGGGGGAATGAAAGACCCCCTACCCCAAAATTTAGCCAGCTACTGCAGTGGTGCCATTTCACAAGGCATGGAAAATTACTCAAGTATGTTCCCATGAGATACAAGGAAGTTAGAGGCTAAAACAGGATATCTGTGGTTAAGCACCTGGGCCCCGGCTTGAGGCCAAGAACAGTTAAACCCCGGATATAGCTGAAACAGCAGAAGTTTCAAGGCCGCTACCAGCAGTCTCCAGGCTCCCCAGTTGACCAGGGTTCGACCTTCCGCCTCATTTAAACTAACCAATCCCCACGCCTCTCGCTTCTGTGCGCGCGCTTTCTGCTATAAAACGAGCCATCAGCCCCCAACGGGCGCGCAAGTCTTTGCTGAGACTTGACCGCCCCGGGTACCCGTGTACGAATAAACCTCTTGCTGATTGCATCTGACTCGTGGTCTCGGTGTTCTGTGGGCGCGGGGTCTCATCGCCGAGGAAGACCTAGTTCAGGGGTCTTTCA